GTGGAATCCGAGGCGACCGGGAAGTGCCTGTGGGCCGATGACGCAGGGTTCGCGAGATCGAACCTCACGCGGTACTCGACGGTAACGAGAAACTCGAGCTGAATGCCATTGGGGTTGTAGACCATAATAGGCGCGAAACCCGTGGATTCCTCAACCGCACTGCCATAGGTGCCGCCAGTATTGTCGGAACCCGAGATCAACTCCGTGAACTCTGCCAACTGAGACATCGACAGCGGGTACGAATTGATCTGAACTCCTTTCAACGCCAACTTGCCCGCGGACATCAGGCGGGGCGCCTGGAACTCCACGAAGCGAGCAGCATAGTCAGACCAAGTCTCCGTACGCCCACTGATCTTCGCCTGGGTCGACATGACCCCAGCATACACGATGCCGGAGGTCGTCTGCAGTGCATTCGGATTCATGATTTGTACAGTGACTGCAGACGGCACAAGCGTGATGGCCGACGAGCCGAAGCCAGCGCCATCCAAAGGCATGTGCCACGTAGTCAGGTTGCCCGATCCGTTGATGGGGTTGCCCGCAACGGTATCAGATATACCAATCATCGTGGTCCAACGTCCCCCGGAGCTGTCGGGCTGCTTGAACGTACCGAAGACGTTGACCTCGTTATTGGCCCGTATCACTCTCGTAGCTCGTACGGGAAGATAGGGCCCAACGGCTCGAGGCAAGGGCAAGTGGTCGAATCTCGTCGCGTCCCAACAAGCGAGGGACCGTCCCGCGGATCCACCGAATGCTCGGCGGGGAACGGTGCCAACGCCCTGGGTCGTTGCCCTCGTAGCGACGGCCTGCCGCCTGTTGGGGCGGCGGGCCGGGGCTCGTTGACGTCGAGCACGGCGCATAGCCATGACGGAAAAAAGAAGAAAACACGCACCCGGATAAAGTACCGTGGTGGTAAGCAATGCCCAAAAGTGGGCCCGTCTCAGGTGGGGTCACCTGCGCGGAAAAACAAAACACAAGCAGCTGGGCGGTTGCACGCCCCGGCTATACATGCTGCTGTTCGTGGAAACTATACAAGGACGGTGTGCTAGGGGGCGGATAAGCCCAAGGGGCTTTTACACGAAGTAACCTCACACCACGTTCCATGCAGATCACCTTTCAGCCGGCTCAAGATAGCTCATAGATCACTGCACTTTCCGTGTCCCATACACACACCACGCGGATCGTCCGCGCCGCGGGGCCAAAGTGGCCGAACCGTAACCATCTGGAGTGAACCCCTACCCAACCAAGAGCGATTACGCGCCAATGACCGGGGTCGACGTTGCCGTACGCTCACGCAACATGTGAACTGGGCCGCCATGCCCAAGGAAACAACATCATCGAGCTGAGCTCGTGTCTCCCGGGGGTCTCTATCCAATACCATTTCACGCCGGCAAGCGACTCGGGGTCCAAATCCGAGCTGGTACTCAGCCTCACCTCAGGACGTGTGTTGGCGTCCACCAGGCTCACACCCTCGCACCACGAATGCGGTCGGGAATGAAGAATAAGGCGGTCTCACGCTGGGCCATACGCTCCATGCATCTCAAAACACAATCGGGAGACGGTAAACCGATCCACATTCGATGCAAACGACCTCTCACCACGGGTATTGTCCCCCCGTGGCCCCCAAAGCCATGTGCAACCATGGCAAAAGAATTCAGTGGGGTGGCTGACCTCCGACTTCCAAAATGGGGGTATGTCAGCCTGCCTGTACAACATGCACTCTCTGCCCACTATCACGCGCGCCAAGCCGAAGGCAAGGCGTCGCGGAAAGCGTCATGCTGGTCAACACAGTCAATGTCCCAAGCATAAGACTCAAACTTGGCCAGCTCATCGTCAGTCGCGGTCAATCCGAGGGCGGCCAGCAATTCCGCCTGGTCATCGGGCGAACATCGCGCATTCCTCGTCTCAACCATGTCGCGAACAGCATTCGTCGTCATGCCCGTCTCCCCACAGGCACGGTAGCTCATCTCATCATCCTTGAACTCCCGCGTCGACAACGAATCCGCATACTCAAGATACTTCCTACTCAATGTAGGCACACGCCCGGCAAAGTCCGCGGCACGGGCGAGAGCGGTGGCGGCCGCTATATCATGAACGGTCTTCATGTCCCCATCCTTCACCGCCTTGAGTAATGCGGGGCTACACGCCACGCCGTTCCCCAGAGCCCTCTTCAGCTCTGGGCACCACTTGCCTGTCATGCCGCTCGCATCGACGCCGAGCTCGACACCAACAAACAAGGCAACCTTCTCCCTGCAGAATATCTTCATATTGAACCCAGCTCTCTTCCAGAACAGGAGTGCCTGTAGCATGCAAAGTGCGCTGCCAACAGTTACTCCCTCCCTGGCTGCTGCAGCCTTGGCTGCGGGCTCAATCTCTCCCCTAGCTGCCTCCGCAAGTTCCTCGTCTGTCACCTGAGGCAGCTTGGGGCTCGTGCCGGCCGCCGAGTCGTCCCCTTCACAAGCCAAAAACATCCACCGGCGGCAACCGGCGACGTCCTCAGCCCAACGCTTCGACGGATCCATCAGGATGCTCGGATCTTTGAACATCGCACACATCCACATACAGTAATTAACAATCCAATTAAGTACCGATGTGCCACGATGTCCCGAACGACGGATGTTTGAGATGACCTGCTTCCAAACGTCTCCCTTCTTGCTGAAAAATAACTTCAACTCTTTAGCCGTGCAAGATTGGAGATGCGCCTCCGCCCAGCTCTCTGGCTGGAGGTGCTTGGTCGCCAGCAACTTGGTCACCTTGTCAATGATGGGGTTCTCGAAGCAGCCTCGTACCACTTCGTTGCATGTCGTGTCCCATGCTGAGCCATCCCCCTCAATGAAACTCCATCCTCCTGTCGTCTGAGCCTTCTTCGGAGCTGTCCAGTGTTCCATCAAGTCTTCAATTGCTTTGTCTTTCGGGCGATGCTTGATGCTATGACCCTCATAGGTCTCGAACAAAAGCTCTTCGATGCACTTTATGACGGCAAGGGCCATCACTTGGCCATAATCCCCGTCAGCGATCAAGAACCTCGGAGCCTTGTCCTCCGGCATCGCCTCAGCCTTCACTGCTGTCTTGAACTGGAACTTTGGATCGACTTTCTGAAGCAGAGCCTCGAACGTGTCCGTCATACGTTTCTCGCTCCACTTCTTGGACTTGATGGCCACCAGGTCTCCAGCAAAATGCTCTTCGAACCAATGGTGCACCCTCGCATCCGTAAATACTTTGGTCAGCATGTACTGTGTGGCCTTCCCACACTTCCGCTTGTCCTCACTCGTGAACGTGTTCGGCTGCGATTTCTTCTCCCATCGCTCCCGAACAGCTGCCGCCACGTTGTCTCCCGAATTCGTGTAGACATTCGGAATCTTCTCGCATGGCGACACCAGAACCCCTACTCTAGGAGCCCTGGTCTGAGGACGATCCTTCTCGAATTGCTGACCAAGCACTACCCTCACCGGCTTGCTGTCGATCTCCAACGTGCGATATCGTTTGTGCGGCTCCGCAAGCAAGTAGTCGTCGGCCTCCTGAACATCTACAATGCTCGCCGGCTCCTCATGCACTCGCAACTTTCCTGCCGCTACAACGTTCACATTCTCACTCCCCTTCGCACGCTCTGGATCCTGCTCCTTCCCCTCTCCTGGTTTGTCACCACCCTGTGACGAATCGGCTGTCGGTCCTTCGGAGGGCTTTCCCAAAGTGGTGTCTGGCTCCTCTTTCTCCAACGGTTTCTTCCCCTCCGGCACGCTCACTTCGGCTGTTTTCGCGTTCTCCACCGCACGTCGGATCGATGTTCGGAAAATGCGAGTCTCCGTCATGTCCAAGTAAAGTGCTAGGCCTGCTGCCATCATCGGTAAAATTCGCATCGAGCGGTCGGCGAACTTCAGCACTGGTGGGACGGTGACGGCCACGCATGACCACAGAATCCAACGCGGAAACGGTTTCCGCACAACATGACCTCCGTAAACGTACCTTTGGACCAGGTGGGGTGCAAGCTCGCACATCGTCACGTCCTCGGTGCTCCCTGAGTTCCAAAGACGATTCGATGCGGCCTGCAACGATCCAAGCATCACTGTCGGCTTCGCGCCGCTCGCGGCATTCTGCAAGGCTGACTGATGCAGTGTCGACCACTCTTTTTCCTTGAATACTATCTTCGTCGACACGAGCACCTCCTTCTGAAGAAAGGGCAGCAAGGCTCGACACATCGGCTTGGACTCGACTGTGGTAAGAATCCATTGGCCTTTGCGCGTCGCCGCCGCCTCCCTCATCTCCGGGGGCACCTCCCACGCTTGCCATTGCTTCGTGGGCAGAGAGGCGTACATAGAGTACTAACCGATAACCGCAGGCTCGCGGGAATTGTAGCTGCACCGAAACCGATGCAAGGGGGCTTTCACCTCCCCTCAACCGTGACCGTCTCA